AAAAGGACGTTCTTTACTTATTATAGCACCTGTAGCATCTGGCGTTAAGTCTGCGCTTATGATGAACAAGGTTAAAGGTAATATAAAAGTTAATATTATTGACTTACCTGGCTTTGGTCCTACAAAGAAAGATGCTACGGAAGATCTAGCTATCATGACGGGTGCTACTGTTATTAACGAAGAGCTGGGTGATGACTTAGACCTTATAGGTGTAGAACACTTAGGAGAAGTTGAGTACGCCGTAACTAGTGATACTAATACAGTGATTACTCTTGAGGAGATGACAGAAGAGATCAACGAACGTATTGAGCAGGTGTCTAAGAAAGTTGAAGATGCTAAAGACGGCTTTATGAAAAAGAAGCTACAAGAGCGCTTAGCTATGTTATCAGGCTCTGTAGGTATTATTAAAGTTGGTGCTGCATCTAAGGTTGAGCTCAAAGAAAAGAAAGACAGAGTTGAAGATGCTATATACGCAACTAAAGCCGCGCTTAAAGAAGGTATCGTACCTGGTGGCGGATCTGCATTATACTGGGCGTCTCAAAAAATTTCTCCCACTAACGTGGGTGAGGAGATCCTCCTTAAATCTATTAGAGCTCCGTTCTACACTATACTAGACAACGCTGGTATTTTAAGCGCTGAAGTTATTAATAAAGAATATCACGGCGTAAACGTTATCACTGGTGAGTGTGTGGACATGATTGAAGCTGGCGTAGTAGATCCAGTGTTAGTTACTAAGTCTGCACTCAAGAACGCTTGCTCAGTGGTGTCAACTATTATTTCGGCTGATTGTGTAATCTCAAATGCTAGAGCAGATGAAAGCAATAAATGATTACATAGTAGTTAACGTAGAGAAAGAAGGTCCCAAAAAAGTTGGTGGCCTTCTTCTTACTGAAGAGCTAGACGAAAGCAATAGATATATTAAAGCTACGATTATCTCTACAGGTAATCTTGTTGAAGGCTTAAATGATGGTGATGTAATTTACTACGATAAGCACGCTGGTCATGGTATTTCATGGCAAGATACAGTGTATCAAGTAATTCGTGGTAGAGATGTTGTACTCGTAGAGTAACTACTTCACTAAACATGTGATAAGGATAATAGACCTAAACCTTAAATCACAAACTTTAAACGGTAAATCAATAAACATTAACATTTAAAATTTTTCAAACATGACACAAAGAGAAGTATTTTTATATTTCCAGGATGGCAATGATGATGCTTACTGCTATCCTCTTAAAAACTTCATTGGTTTCCAGCACGCTGCTGACGGTACTCTTCTAATGAGATTTGTATCTGTAGTTACTGGACCTGGAGCTACAACAGAGATTGATACGGTAACGTTAACATTAGCTTCTAATAAAGAAAAAGATGCTATTAACGATATTGTTAACTTAATCAATAGTGGACCTCACTCAGTAGGGGTTATAACTATTGCTGATAACGTTAATCAAGTTTATGCTTCTACGCATATTACTGATGTAGCTGGTACACTTGACTCATAACACATGAGACTAACAGCGCAAGATTTGCGTGATATGAATATCCTTAAGTACTACAGGCTCACGCGTAAGTGGGCCTGTAAGACTTATGGGTTGACTGATGCTGATCTAGAACTACTTATATATCTAGATCACAAGGGTAGATTTACCCGCAACGAATTTATCGAGGGTGCTTACACATATTCTTGGGATAAGAAAAGGTGGGAGAAACTACGATCAGCTGGCTGGATAGAGGTCTGGCGACATAGAAACAGAACTAGTATTAAGTACTCTGTTTACAAGACGTCGTTTAAATGCTCACAGCTAGTTACACGAATATATCGCATACTGCTAGGCGAAGAAGATCTACCAACTTCAGAGCGCAGTGTGTTTTTTAACAACAAGTCGTATACAGATAAAGTCTATAACAAAGCTATAGATGATATGATACGAGACAAAGATAGATAACATGCCTTTCAAAATGAAACCTAAAAGTCCTCTTACTAAGAAGCTAGTGGGCAATCAACATAAGCTACCTGATCATCTAAAGAAAAAGATTTTAGATGCTCCAGAAACTCCTATGAAGAAAAGCAAGGAAGAAAGAATCAGAGGTAAAAAACAAGGTACAACCGCGAACGTTACAAGACGCTTAAATGAAGGTAACATAAAGGGTGCTAAGCTTTCTAGAAAAATGAACGTAGCTTCAACAAAGGGTAAAAAAGCTAAAGCAGATAGATTAGAAAGGAAAAGAGATGCTGCTGATCAAGATTTTTTCAAAAAAGAAGTTCAACGTAGTAGAAACAAGTAATGGCGTATAAGCTAGGCAAAGAACGTAGAAAAACACGTACACCTGAGAATACACCTATATTCAGAAAGAAGCTAGATAAAGGTATATTAGGTGAAGCTAATATGGATGGTAGCATCTATGTTAGTAAAGACGTGCCTAAAGATAGCGCTCTTGAAAAAAGAGTTATACGTCATGAGAAGGTTCACGCCAAAGAGATGAAGGAAGGTAGAATAGCTTACGGTGACGACTATGTAAGAGATGGTAACAAGACTTACCATAGGAGAGACGGTAAGATTAAATACAACGGTAAGTGGCATGATGAAGGAAGTAATGTGTTTCCTTGGGAGAAGAGAGCTAAGAAAGCAGAGTAATGAAAAAGATTAAAGATACGGGCCTAGGTAAATGGTTGGCTAACAAAGCACCGAACGTACTTGATGTAGTTGGTGAGATGTTACCAGATCAAGGGGCACTAGGCATAGTTAAAAACCTTATTGATAAAGACCCTGAGGTAGATACAGAAGCTGGTAAAGCCGCTGTAGAAGCTGAGGTTCAGTTTCAAAACAATGTAAGCGAAAGATGGAAAGCTGATATGGGTAGCGATGTAAAGCTAGCTAAGATGATCAGACCACTGACACTTATCGCTTTAATGAGTATGTTTATGCTAACAATGGTTTTTGATAGCATGGACAACTTACCTTTCAATGTTAAAGATTCATATGTAGATTTACTACAGATACTTATGCTAACTGCTTTCGGTGCATACTTTGCTGGTAGATCAATAGAAAAAGTAAAAAAATAAAATGGGAATTAATTCAACAGAAGTTTCATACGGCTTCGGACAATTAGGATCTGCTTTCAACGATGGAACAGCTGTAATGGCTCCTCCAACAGGTAAAGTTTTTGTAGCTATAACTATGCTAACAGACACAACATTTGATACAAGTGCTGGTTTAGTAGCAGACAACGACAGCAGCAATGGTTTAGAGTATGTAGGAACTGTTTTTGCTAGAGATACTGATGGCACAGCAAACGATGCTGCTCACGATGAATCATCATCTACCGCTACTCTTGGTTCTGGCGGTGTTGTAGTTGACGTTAGTAACACGTTTCCAAAAGGTATCACTATATACGGTAGATGGACGAGCATTAACCCAGCTTCAGGTAGTTTTATAGCTTATATTGGTAACTAATGTTAGGGTTAGGAGCTAGCTTATTATCACCGTACGTAGAAGGGGTAGTACCGTATTCGAACACGAAGTCTCTGGATTGTGATTTATCTCAAAGTAACGGTGTTAATACAAATTACGATCCTCAGTCGCTTATTAGAGCGAGTCACAGCTGGAGTTGGTGGATGAAACCAGATGATGGCCGTCCATCATCGGCTTACACTGTATTTGGTCAGAGTGAAACTAATGACGCTAATAACAACTATAGAATCACCATTGGAACAAATGGTACGATGGGTTTTTATTGGTACTCTAACGGTGATATTGCTTTAACGCAGACAACGGCAGCTATGTTTAGCGATGGAGCTCAGTCAGACTTCACTCACTTTGTGTTGACTAGAGACCATTCTGGTACGGATGTAGTTCACAAGCTATATAAAAACAGTATAGAATTTAGTGTGACTATTTTAGCTGGTTTCAATGTAACTTCAGCTAACGCCGCACTTTATGACTCTAATAGTGTTCCGTTAGGTATTGACGGTATGAATAGTAAAACCACTGTTCAGTTAAGTGGCGGTTTCGATGGTTTAATTGATGAATTTGCTGCTTTCACAAAAGTTTTATCTCCTAGTGAGGTTACGGCTATTTACAACGGCGGTACTCCTAAAGACGAAAGCGGCCACGACGGGCTAGAGCTATACTACAGATTCGAAGACAACCTTGTAGATACAGCTGGAACAAGTAACGGAAGTGCTGTCGGAACAGTTACATTCAGCTCAACAACACCTTAACATGAAGTACATAATACTAAACAGCGACGAACTGTTAGACGAAAAGGATACTCTAGCAAGTAAAGACCTAATAGCTGGATCTGATAATACAGTTTTAGTAAGTTACGAAACGGTTCCTGCCAAGTACAGTTCTAAGACGACTTATACGAGATCACAAGTTGAAACGATGATGAGAGACTCGTCTAACACTTATTATCTACAAGGATTTTAAACAAACAATTTTAATTTAATATAATTTAATTATGGGAAAAAAGAAAAACAAGGTCGTAGACCTAAAGCCAGAGAAGATCTCTGAAGAAGAGCTAATACAGCTAAGAAATGTTGTGTCAGCAATTAACAAGTTGCAGTTCGATATCGGAACTATTGAAGTTCAAAAACATAATGCATTACACGCTTTGTTTGAAGGTAACGATAAGCTAAATGAAATGCAATCTAATTTTAAAGAAAAGTACGGAACTGATGATGTAAATATTCAGGACGGTACTATTAAATACAAAAACGATGAGCCATCTGATTCGTAAGATCACGATCGGTAAAGATTATAAAAATGACGCCATGCACTATTCTGTTGGACAGGAAGTGTATGGTGGTCATACCATCTGTGATATTTTAGAAGAAACTGAAAAGTACTCTATATACATTAGAAAAGACAAAGCCGTTATTCCTTGGAAGGACTTTAATAAGAACATGGCTATATCTGTAGAGTATAATTTAGAGTACTAATGCGAGGATTATACAACTTTATTGTAGAGCCTATTGGAGAGCGATACGACAACACTACTAAAGTTGGAGACAAAGAGTTAATACTCAACACCGATATATCAGACCACTCACACGTTAATAGATTAGCTAGAGTTATATCTGTACCTAGGTTTACTAATTACGATATAAAAGAAGGTGACACAGTTATAGTTCACTTTAACGTGTTTAGGCGTTGGCATGATGTAAAGGGCCGTGAGCGTAATAGCAGATCGTACTACGAAGAAAATAGATACTTTGTAAACTACGATCAGATATTTTTGTACAAGCGTGACGAAGAGTGGGTATGCCCACAAGGTTATTGCTTTGTGCAACCTATTAAGGACAATAGCAAGTTAAGCGTCGATACTGAAAGACCCTTAGTTGGTGTTGTTAAACATACTGATGGCAGAGCAGAGCTAAACTCACTTATTGGTTTTAGACCAAATACAGAGTGTGAGTTTATTATTGATGGTAAAAGGTTGTACCGAATACCATCTCAATTTATTACAATTAAATATGAATATCAAGGAGACGAAGAAGAGTATAATCCAAGCTGGGCAAATAGCCGTTAATGAGCTTATCAAAGTAGCAGAAGAAAAGATCATCACCAACACTGAAGATGATGTATCTGCTGATAGGCTTAAGAACGCAGCTGCCACAAAGAAGCTTGCGATCTTCGATGCCTTCGAGATATTATCCAGAATCCAAGAAGAACAAAACTTACTAGATGGTAAGTCTCCAGAAGAAAAGAAAGAGCGTGTCTTCAAGGGTTTTGCTGAAGGTAGATCAAAGTGATGTACGAGCAGAGTTTAGTAAAGGTTGTAGAACCAATTAAGAAAACAACTATCACGAGACTTAATCGTGGTAAGAAATGGAAATACGGTTATGATAAAGACCATGATATCGTTGTTGTATCGAAAACTGGGCAGATCGGCGAAATCCTTGAAATCCAAGGGTTGCAAATTGCACTGCCTAGAGTGCCCACCGGGAATGTGCTTCAACATAAAGAAGATAAATGGGTAAGAGCTGAATACCCAAAAGAGCTAGGCCGTATAAAAAGTATATTCGACTGGAGAGATTATCCAGACGAACAAAAAGAAAAGTGGTACGACTATATTGACGAAGAGTTCAAGCGCAGAGACGAAGGATTCTGGTTTACTAATAAAGGCATACCGACATACATAACAGGTGCACATTACATGTACCTACAGTGGAGTAAGATTGATGTTGGAGCTCCAGATTTTAGAGAGGCAAACAGACTATTCTTTATATTCTGGGAAGCCTGTAAAGCTGATAAGAGATGCTATGGGATGTGCTACCTTAAAAACCGTCGTTCAGGTTTCTCGTTTATGTCATCAGCTGAAACAGTTAACTTAGCCACTATATCGAGTGATAGTAGATATGGGATACTCTCTAAG